CAGCCGGTCAACCTCTGGCATCAAGTCCTCCTGACTCGCATACCCATCAACCTGGATGCCCAACCATTCCAGGTCCGCAACCATCTCACAGCGGTACGATGCAATTTCATCGGGAGTAATCAGCCAATTCCATATGCGCTGAGTATCATCGAACCGGACCAGGAACTTGCCGCCATGGGCTGTCGCCTCTGCCCGGTTGACAAGGCACATATAGGCATGAGCCAGGTGCAGGTATCCGTTCACGGTTGGGTTGAAGCGGGTATTGTATAAAATCACGATAATCCTACTTTCTCAATCGCCTTATTCGCTGCCCGGTTCAATACGCCCTGGACGTTCTTCATACGCCAAGCTAGTATTATCCCGATCTTCGTCCATCCCACCATCCCAAGTTGGCGGGCCTGCTGCTGATCCCCGTACAGGTAAACCGCCGCCGGGTCATCATTGACAAGGTGCAAATCTTCTCCGCTCCTGATGATGTGCCATTGTGATGCAATCCCGCCATGTTTACCACGCCGCCGATAGGGGTAGTCGATCCTTCCATGCTTCAGCGCCCAGAAAAACCAGCGTCGTTGCTTTGGCGAGAAAAAGCCGTCACCTGTTTCTGGGTAGGCTGCTGCCCGCCTTACATGTTTATAGGGTGGCACTTCTTTATTGACCAAAACATCAATCAGATAATTTGCAACGGCAATATCAACTTCGGCCCGGAGTGCAGACGGCAGCTTGCTCAACTTCGCCTGGACCTGATCCAGCCCGGTGACATTGATGCTGAATAGTTGCTCGTTCACGGTGTGCTGGGCATCCTACCCCGCGTCAATCGTTTATCGGTCGGCTCTAGGCTGCATTGACATTTCCATCCGCCGCATTTTAGCCTTGGGTTCGGTGGTGCCTGCGGTAGCACGCCATGACTCATCCAGAACGATGCCCGTTTCACAACGCCGTTGAGCCTGGCGCAGGTATCGCAATGCTCAGTATCGCCATAAATCCATTCGAGCTTTGCGTCTTGCCCCAGGATCATTTTCGCCCGGTTGCGCACATCATCAAATCGTGCCTTCCACAATGCCAGCCTACCGTCTGCATCGCTCAATTTCGCCTTTGGATCATTGGCCAGCCCGTCCAGGTACTTCAACAGGTCGTTGATGTGCGATTGCTCCTCGGCGATAATCTCATCACGTAAAGCTATTTCCTGCTTTAGGTAATCCTCTGGAGGAATACCCATATCATCACCGCCCAGGTCGAAGGCATCCCTGAGACCAAACTTGGTGACCTGCTTCATCCGTGACACGAAATTGCCCGCCATGCCATCTTTCCAATAACCCGCCGCAGCCTGGTCGATGCCAGCGGCATACTGGTCAGCGTTCGCATACGCCTTGAGAGAGTTTGGGTCACCTCCCCGTTTGACGATTTCCCGGTTGAGTATATCCAGGATACGCCAGGTTATGACGTGGGCGTCAGTCATGCGTTCGCCTCCAGCCAGTCCAGCGCCCGCTTCAATTGGTCGGTCACGTCAATGGGTTCATCTTTTCGCATCGCAAAGGCAATCTTGATGTCATCAATCGAAGCGCATCCAGGTAAGAAACTGGCGATAGTTTCGACAATCTCGGACGGGATGTCATCACTGACAAACTCGCAGACCGCACTCCCCGATTCCTTCCACCTTTTGATCGCCTTCCGCTGCCACATCGCCAGGGCGTTAGCCTGGTCGGGGTTGCCAGCCTGCTCCGACTGGACTGGCACGTTAGCGGGTAGTTGCGCCTGTGCGCCAGCTGTCACGTCCACCAGTTGAGGCGGCACCGGCTCCGGCTCTTTCGCCATCTCTTCCAACTCCGCCCGCTGTTCGGCATCAATGTCCAGACCAACAAGGTCACAGGCCATCAATAAGGGGATGCCCGCATTGACAAGCGCCTGTAATGCACTCGCCTGCTCCGCCGCCTCTGTCTGGAATATATCCAGCGTCTCAGGCTGGAACGCAAGTTCGTAACCGTCCAGTTGGTGTTCCGCCGTGAATAGTTGCTCATTGAACGCCTCCTCAATCAACTCGCAGTCAGGGATAATCGTACCCTGAAAATAGGCTTTGTCATCCTGCACCCTGGTAGCGTAATTGGCGGCGGCGCTCCACATCCGGCTTTCTGGCACGCCCATTGCCGTTGCAATATTCTGCCGCCGCTCCGTTGTTAGCGTCTCGTTTTGCAGGCTGTCAAGCCCTTCACCGACAATAACAGGATTTACTTTCTCGCCCTTCAGAACTGCCGCCCGCCACCAATTACCGACCCCGGAGACCATGCTATCCCACCACGTTTTTAGACGCTTTGCCTCATCCTCCGTAAAACCCAGAGTTGTTAGTATGGTCGCCTTGACAGCGCCATGCTGGAAATACTTGGCGATAAATATATCGGTATGGTACAGGACGCCAGCCGATGTTAGCGCTGCCTTCGCTGCCGACGACTTGCCCGGCCCGCTCTCCGTGATCCAATCGGGATCGTAAATGGCAACAATTTCAGTAGGCTTGATCGGGTAGCGAATCCCCTTGACGGTATGATCGTACCAGTCCACAACGCCCTGGGCGTCATAATGTTCGGTGATGGAGGTCGGCACCAGGTATCGCACTTTCTTGATATACCCCGACGGGTTCACGTCCAGCTTGACATACGCCCGCCCGGTCAGCGCCAGCGCCATCTCGACCTTGTGCCAGATCGTTGTTATCCCATTCATCCAAGCCAGATCGTTAGCGGGGTCGTCCTGGTAGTCGTATTCCTCGCCGTTGCGATTGATCTTGTACGGCATGTGGCTAACGTTGTTCGCCCGGTCTTTGACCGCCCGATACAGCCATGGAACTGACTGGAAGTAGGTTGCCTCGTCCGTCTGCTCCTCGTCACCGCTCAGGGATTTCCAGCCTTTATCCGAATCCATATCCCAGGGATTGACTGACTTGATCGCACCGTCACCGATAAATGTTATTCGCTGCCCGAACCGTCGCTTTGTCATAATTGTCCTTATACCATTACACAATGATCGCCCGCTATACCCTCCCAAGCGATAGCCAGGCTCATCACGCAGTCATCGTGCATCCCGTCCGGTGCGGAATAGGTAAAAGATCCGCTGGGGCTGCGCTTGCTCTCGAAACTCAACAGCTCGCCAATGAGTACAGGATCGTTTATGATTTTGATTTCGCTGTGCTCGAAGGCGCTCTGTAAATTGGTGATTATTTTCTGCTTTGTGGCTGATGTAGTAGTAAAGGGGATAATCGACATGCCCCGGCTATTGAGCGCATCCAGGACAGGCTGCCCGATTGAATTGGCCTCGATGGTCATGCTTTGGAGATGCCAGCGGGTATAGAGTGCGTGGAGCCGGTCTTCGAGCAAGTTAAAGTCCACCCGATTGAAGCGGTCGATAAACACGAGTGATTTTGCCGCCACGTCAAAAACGGTAACGACAGTATAGTCCACTGAGGCTGCCACGTCCACGCCGGCGACATATTGCCGCCCTGCGGTAGGTTCGTCAAGTTGTTCACTAGTAGCCGCCTCCTGGATGCGGCGAAAGACGCTGCCTTCCATGTCAACAAACTGCGCAAGGATTTCCTGATTGAATATGATCTCGGGAATACTTGCCTTTATCTCTGCAATTTCCGACTTTGCGATATACGGGTTATCATAAGTCGTCTTTTGGAAGGATGCCCACTCTTTTTGCAGCGGGTCTTTGCCACGATCATAAAGCGCTTTAAAGTAGTTTAGCCCCTTGGGAGTGCTGCCGATCATGGCCCCGCCCTGAAGGTCAGCCAGGGTAATGCGAATGACAGCATTCCATGAATATTCCAGATAGGGCACCTTCGCCGCCTCGTTGATGACCACCCGCTTGTAATGCCGCCCTCTGGATGCGTCCTTGTCTTGCAATGACCACATCTCGATATACCCACCATTGACCAAATCCAGGCGGTGCTCCTGCTCACTCTTGCGCAGTGTCATCGGGTAAAAGGTTTGCGTAAACCAATTCCAATTATCCATCAGGCTCTTATACTCAGGCTCGTACCACGCCACAGGCTCGCGCGCCAATAATCCCTCACTAGCATAATTGCGCTCGATAACATCTTTCCCAAAGCGGCGGGCGCAATCCAGCACGTTAAATCTCTTTAGGCTCCGATGGATCTCCGCCTGGGCCGGATGATACATCGGGAGCCGGATAAGGGGTATTGACATACTCTACCTCAAAACGTAATGGGCCGCCATCGTCTCCCGTATGCTCAAGTTTTGTTATGGGTGGTTCCAGGTATCCATAATACCACTTTACAAATTTCAACCAATCCTTGACGCTGATTGTCGATGGTTTTTCAT